TCACCTGTCCTGGTCGCAAGTGTGGAGTGTTCGGCCGGTCAGTTCGCCGTAGCGATCGAGAAAGAGCCGCTCCGCCTGAGCTGGCGGCATCGGGACAATCTCGATGTCCGCAGGCGTCCGGCCCCGGGTGTATTGCCAGTCGTCGCGGTTCCGCATGAGAGCGACTTGCTCGGTCGCCAGCATCACGATGTCAGCTTCCTTGATCGAACGATGCATCGGCAGCGGCAAACCGTACTGCTGGAACAGCACCGCCTCGATGGCGTGCTCAATCGCTCGATACTCCGGCAGCAGATCCTTGAGCGGCTTCGCCATGTCGCCGACAAACGCCTCTACGGCGTCGTGCATCAGACCGGCGAATGCATGTTCCGGCGGCACGAGCTGACTGACGTGAACGCTGTGCTGCGCGACTGAGTAGAAATCGCGGCAGTGTCCGGCGAACCGACAGATGTTCGATAGGCCGTGTGCGATGTCTTCAATGCGGAAGGCGCAACTGCCGGGATCCAGGAAGTCGAAGTATTCGCCACCCGACAGCAGGATGGTGGGTCCGACAATGCGCCGCACGGTAGCGGACTGCTCGATCGCGGTGGTCATGCGATGACCTCGAATTTCTCGACTTCGTTGCCCCAAGACGCCCAGCCGGGACGCGACGTGCGGGCGAAGAGCTCGACACGGGGGAGGTCGCCGAACAGCGCCACGATATCGTCGGCAGCCCGATCCGGCTTGCGGCTGTGTTCGCGAACGGGCTCAACGATCAGCTGGCGGACGGCGCGGGATCGGCGCTCGAGCGAGCCGCTGATCCCGAGCAGGCACATCTCGGGATTGGCGCGGGTGTAGTACCCGGTTCCCATGTGCCAACCGGCATCCAGCTTCGTGCGCTTGACCCAGGTGAAGGCGACCGTGGCGAAGCGGAAGCCCCAGCGGCGCATCGTGTCGATCGCGTGATCGAGCAGCGGATCCGTCGCCCACAGGAACAGCGCGCAGTCCCCGGCAGCCAGGTGGCCAACCGGCAGCGCCTTGATCTGCTCGAGCGAGAGGGTCGAGTAGTGCCGGTTCGGGTTACGGCTCTCGCCCTTGGCGCTGTAGTTTTCGAACGGCCACGCGGGGTCCGCGTAGATGATGTTGTAGCCGAACATGCGCAGGCCGGCGAATGGGGGCGGGGCGGTCATGCGGAGCGCCTCCGGGCTTCTGCGGCAGCGGCTCGCTCGAGCCGGCCCAGGAGCGACCATCGGGTCGATATCGAACTTGGGGTCCGCCGCATCGCGGCTGCGATCTCCACCTCCCTCAGACCCGCCGCCTTCAGGTGGCGTAGCTGCGCGTCTTCCTCGGCGGAAAAGCGGCCGCGAAAGACGTTGGACGGCGGCACGCCGGGACCGACAGGGTGCACATCGGAAGCCTCCAGCGGCTCGCAGGGGGCCCGGTGGGTGCAGCCGACGTCGCCGCGCGTGCCGCAGCGGACACAGGGATCCCGGCCGGGCGCCGGTGGGCGGGCCTCGTTGTCGAGCACCAGGCGCAGGATGGGGGACGGGTTCAGAAGCTGGTTCACTTGGAGTTCTCCACCTGGCGTGCCTTCCAGGAGGCGAAGGCCTCGGCATGGGGCGGGCACAGATCCTTGTCGGGGGCGGGGGTGGTGCTGCAGTTCGAGCAGACGGGCGCATCGCAGGTGCCGCTGCGCCTGGTGGGAACCTTCCAGTCGCACAGCCGTGTCGCCGGCCGGCCACATCGGCAGCGTTGCCGGCGCCGGGAAGAGCAGACGATCGCCGCCCCCCCGCTCGGTAGGGTGATACGTTCGCAGACCATCACCACGCTCCGGAGGCGAGCCACCAGAGTGCGCCGCCCAGCCAGGGCGCAGCGATCAGAGCAGCGAGGGCCGCCAGCTTGCGGAGGCTGATCGTCTTGGTGGGCCCCAGGGCGATCACGTTCATCACGCCACCTCGCTTTCGGCGGGAAGGCGATCGTTGACGTTCGGGTCTTCGAAATCCTCCGGACCGGCCGCGCGGGGCATCGCGTCGTGCAGCATACAGTCGAGCTCGCGCCCGGCCTTCTTCTTGCCGACCTTCAGGAAGCGCAGCTGGGGCAGATCCTCACGCGCCAAGCCATAGTCGTTGGCGTGCCAGGCGGGCATCCCGTCATAGTTCGAGCGCCAGGGCAGACCATCCCGGCGAGGCGCGAGCAGCTCGGCCGGCCAGTGCTCGCCCCACTGCTTGAAGAAGAACGGGACGCCGGTCGCGAGGCACTGGTCCCGCAGGGAGCGAACCCAGCTGGGATCCGCCGGGCGAGCAGCCGGGCCGCTCTCTCCACCCACGACTACCCAGTCTAGCTTCGGACCCTCTCCCCTGTGCGGACGCAGGACGCCGTGCGTTCCGGCAAGCGCATCGATCTCTGTTGGCGGGTCGATGGGCTGCAGGTGGCGAAGGTCGATCGGGCCCAGGAGCGGCTCCGCCGAAATCCACCGGACTGCTGCCGGCGTTTGCAGCAGATCGGCGATGCGCTCGTCGGCGTAATGCTGATCTTCGGTTGAGACGCCGAGCCAGACGTTCGGAAGCGGCCATGTCTGCCCTTCCTTCAGCAGTAGGAAGCGGTTGCCGTCGCGGGGGTCCGGGCCAATCTGTTCCCGGGTTCGGCTGACGACATAACGGCCGCTGCGCTCAAACTGCGATAGGTATTGTCGCATCCGAGCGCTGCGCTTCGTGAGCACCTGAAAGGTGTGTTGCGGTGCCAGCGCCATCACCGCGAAGACGCGGTCGATCCACTCGTCGGGCACGTTCTCGTGGAACAGGTCGCCATGCGCGCAGACGAAGATCATGCGCGGTCGGTGCCAGCGCAGGGGCTGGTCGAGCCACTGATCGTTGAAACGCACCTCGCCGGTCCACTTGGGGCGGCCGCCGCTCATGCGCGTCAGGCCCGCGCGGCTCGGATGCCCGGCCAGGCGCGTGCCGGCGAGCAACATGGCATAGCAGTTGGTGCAGCCGGGCGAGGACAGGGAGCAACCCGTGATCGGGTTCCAGGTCGCCTCGGTCCACTCGATCTTGGTACCGTCGCTCACAGGATCCACCGGAAGACTCGAGTGAAGAGGCCGGGCCGTTCCATCGGCTGGATCGGACCGTGGGTGTGGCGCCGGATCGAGGCGTCGTGGACGGGCCGTGGCTGCGTCCAGTGATCCGCCCGGCTTCGTTCGAAGCGGCGGCTCATGACCCGGGCACTCCCATCAGGAGCTGCGGGACGAGCGCGATCAGCGTGGCTGCGGCGGCGCCGATGGCGAGGCCGGCCAAGCGGTCGCTGGCGTGGCTGATCCAGCCCATCAGCTGAGCCCCAGCGCGGCTTTGTAGGTTTCGAGGATCGCGGCCATCTCGGCGCGATCGTCGGGCTTCATTTTCCGAAGCCGCACGATCTCGCGCATGATCTTGGCGTCGTAGCCGGTAGCTTTCGCTTCGGCGTAGACATCGCGGATATCGTCCGAAATGCCCTTCTTCTCTTCCTCGAGGCGCTCGACCCGTTCGATCAACAGGCGCAGGCGATCGTCGCTGGCTTCAGCCATCGTAGTTTCCTCTCGCGTCTTCGGTGGTTGGTTGCTGGCGGGGAGGAGCCAAGAGCAGTGACCCGATGATCAGGCCGCCCATGGCGAGGGCCAGCACCAGCAGGCCAACGAGCCCGCGGGCCCTGGCGCGGCGCATGGCGAGCATCTCGGCTTGGAAATCGCGACCATTCATGCCGGCACCGCAAAGCGCATGGCCGGCGGGGGAGGCATGTGGAGCACGCCGCGATCAGCGCCATTGGCGCTCTCGAGGCAGGCTGTGCACAGCTCAGGGTCGTGGTGCGACCAGGCGCAAGCGGTGCTGCCAATTCGGCAGGCATCGTGCCACGTGCAGCCGCACACCTTGCAGATCTGCGGCACCGGCAGATTGCCGGCGGGTCCAGCGCCAGCGATCGCCACCAGCTGCAGGTAGACGTCGATGTCGAACGCGAACGCCGACCGCACGTGCTCCGCTTGCTGGCGGGAGAACGGCCGCCGGTCTTCCTCAGCTTCCAAGAGGCGCTGACGCATGCGGCGAACGTCGTCGCTTGTCGCGCGGCCCCTTGCTGCGATCTCTGCAGCCGCCTGCGGCAAACCAAGACCCGCGACTTCGCGGCGCTTGGCGAGGTATGTGCCCGGCGACATCAGAGGGCGGCCCACGGGTCGAGCTCGGCCGCGGCAGTAGCAGCTGCGAGCGCGTAGAAGATCGAGGGCTCAAACGGGAACACGGCGCGCGCCTGCAGGGCGCCGATCAGCCGGGAATACTCGCCGGGCGTGTTCCGCTCGAGCAGCACGAGATCGCGGCGACTGTGCGCGCGGTCTTCGGTGGAGAGCGCGATAGCCGCGGCGCTGGCCCGGGTGCTCTTGCCGGCGCGCTTGCGGCAAGCGCGCATGTAGCCGCCGGGCGTCAGGTTCGGGTCGAGCGGGCGCGCCGGTAGCGTGCTGAGACCGCGGGGAGAGTACATGGTCAAGGCGCCGTTCCTTTCGGGCAGCAGAAAGCCGCTCCCGGAAGCGAGCCGGGCGCGGCGGATCAGGTTGGGGAAACCGGGGCGGGCAGCAGGGGGAAAGCCCGCCCCGGCCTTGGGAGGTGGGGGAGGAAATCCCACCCCATTGCGCCGACGAAGCCGCGCCGGCGCAATTCGGTTACGGCGGCCCGGTCTGGTGGTTGTCCGGTTGGCCGGCGCCCAGCAGCGGGAAAGTCCGCTTGATCACTTCGAAGGCTTCAACCAGCTCGCGCAGAGCGGCTTCGCGCTCTGCCTGGGTGGCTCCGGGCAGGCTGGCCGCGACCAGCGCGCTGCCGGCCTCGCCGCATTCGCGGATGACATCGACGGCGCGGCGGCCGAGCGCATGGCGATCGGCGAACCTTTCGATCTCGGCCAGCTCGAGCTTGAGGGTGTAGGCCTCCCACAGCGGGGCGCCTTCCCCACCGGCTTCCTGGTAGGCGAGATCGAGGGCGATCGCGCAGTCGAGCGGGATCTGCTCGGGCGTGTCCGGGTCACCCCAGTTGCGCACAGTCCGATCCTTGCGCCCGGTGGCGGTAGCCATCGTTTCCCAGCCGCCTTCGAGCTGGCCGGCGATGCGCGCCAGTGCGGCGTCGATCGACAAGGGCGGGCGGCGCTTGGTCATACGCCGCCCGCCACGCGCTCGCCCGTTGCGCTGGAGCGAGCTGCAAAGTCGTTACGCGATCGCAAGGGACTGGCGAGATCGCGCGTGAGAATGAGGCGCAGAGGGAGCGTCACGATTGCACACCTGCGAGCGCATCATTGGTGTTGGGGGCCGCCAGCGGAGCAGGAGGGTACTCCGCTGGCGACTGCGCGGACGGATCCGCGCGGGGGTAGATGTCGGGGCGCAAGTCGTGGCGCGAGATGCCCGTCGCGGCCTCCACAGCGAACACATGTTCAGCGGGCAGAGGCTTGCTGTCCTTCAGCCACTCGAAAATGGAGGTCTGGTGCTTGCCGATCAGGCGGGCCAACGCGGACTGCCCGCCTAGCTTGCGACAGGCCTGTGCCAGCGGTGTGTCGAGTTCGTCTTGCAGTGCCATGAGTCGGGGTATGGGCGAGCCCATAGGGGGAGTCAATGGGCAAACCCATATTTCCCGCCTATTGGTTTCCCAATAGATCATCGCTGATGACGGTAGGGCAGCGCGTAGCAGAATTACTCGACGCGACTGGCCTGTCGCAGGCCGAACTCGCGCGCCGCGTGAACGTCGATCAAAGCACCATCAACGGGCTAATCCGCGGGTCGGCACGAAGCTCGAGGCACCTTCACAAGATTGCCCGGGAGCTCGGCACAACCTGGGAATATCTGACGGGCGAGACGAACGACCCCGGGCCCGACGCCGGTAAAGCACGTGCGCAGCCTATCGCTGATGTTCCCGAGGAAAGCGACGACACCGTCGAAGTGACCGCCCTCGATGTCGCATACGGCATGGGTGGCACTTACATCGACGACGCCCAGGTCGGATCTGAAAAGGTGAAGTTCAGCCGCAGCTGGCTGAGGCACTATACCGACGCACCCCCGGAAATGCTGTTCGTGGCGCAGGGCATCGGTGACTCGATGTGGCCGACGATCCACGATACCGACACCGTGATCGTCGATCGAAGCGAGCGCGTGCCGCGCATGGCCGACAAGATCTGGGCGATGGCGTTCGGCGACGTGGGCATGATCAAGCGGCTGAGGCCGCGGCCGGACGGGACGATGGTCATCCTGTCGGACAACCCGCAGGTGCCGGAGGACCGGGCGACGGACGGTGAGCTTTTCATCGTCGGCCGGGTGGTCGCGATCGTCCGCAAGGTGTGATGACCGAGCCGGCCCGATCCCTGCCGGCTCTAACTCTGGCGGTGGTCGGCGTTCGGCATCCGAACAAGGACAATTCCGACCGGCGGTTCTTCATCAGGCTGTGCGTGCCCGGGGAGCCGGTAGAGCTGCGGCCCGAGCCGAAGAACGAATTCGACGAGCATGCGGTGGCGGTGTTCACCAAACGCGGCAAGCAGATCGGATACCTGGCGGCCGACCGGGCGCCGCGGATCGGGGCGCTGATCCGGCAGGGGCGGGAGCTGCAGGCGGTGTTCCAAGCCGAGACGCAGTTCGGAGCGTGGATCCGCGTGGCGTTTGACGGAGAGGTGCCGGTGCTACCGTCGCCAGCAGCGGAGCAATTGCGCGAGGGGGCAGATCTGGATCCGGACTTCTACCCGGATGAGGAATGGCCGGACGAATAGGGGATGGGGATGAGTATCTGTAATTTCCGGGTGGTGTTGGCGAGCGCATGCGTTTGCATGGGTTGGTCGCTGCCGGCTGTGGCTCAAATCTATGATCCGTACAGCGATGCGATCGGTGTCGGGCAGACAGACGAGGTTTTGCCAGCGGTAGCTGTCGAGCGGGCTGTTAGCGCAGGCGAGCCCATCGTCCTGACGAAGTGGAAGCGGACCTCTGAGGGCGCCTCACTCGATGTCGAGGCAGTGGCCAAGAACGGCAACCTGCTACACGCGGGCACGCTGCTCTATCGCATCGAAACGTCACGGGCATTCAAGGCTTGCACCGTGCGCCAGGATGACACCGGGACAAGTGACTGCTTCATCGATGATGACGGCGATGGAACCTTCGATCGTGCTGCGCGAGGATCAATCGGGGGCGCCAAGGAAATGGCTGCTCCGGCTCGCTACAACAGGCTCACGACAGTTGATCTGCCGGCCGGAGGAAACGGCTTCGAGCGTCGTATCCTCTACCAGGGAGCTGAAGGCGGCAACCTGAAGCTGAGCTATCGCGAATTCTCGAATGACATCGCGCGCTTACCGTTCAGCGAGGAACTATCGATCCCCCTCACGGCGAACTTCCCGCAGCAATTCGCGGCCAAAGGCCTCATCTTCACCGTCTTCTCAATCGATGGTCTTGGGCTGAAGTATCAGCTCGACAAGGTGGGCGAGGAAAGCGGTTGGGGCAGCGAGTTCCGCCTCGAGGCCGACGGCGGCTAAGATCTGAAGGAAATTGGCTTGGACGGCTAACAGGGGGACGGCGGAGTGTTCGGCTTCATAAAGCGCTTGTTCGGCGGCAATTCACCTGCTGAGACGACAACGTTCGGTCACCCTCCGGCGCCAGACGCTAGTCCGGCTCGAGGTGCGCCGTTCACGCCACGACCGAAACCACCTCCGCGCCGACCGGGCCCGGTCACGCCGCGACCGTCGTTCGCACCTAAGCCGGCGCCGTCTGGGACTGCTCGAGCCACCGTGACAACTGCACCAGCGCGCGCACCAAAGAAGGCCTTCCCGATCGGCATCGTCGGCGAGAGCAAGTATCAGCGCTCGATCGCCGCTTGCCACGAGGAAGACGAGGTCCTGATCTGGCACGAAGCGGACAACCCTTACGACGAGCGCGCGCTGGCGGTGACTGCTCGAGGCGAAACCATCGGTTACATTCCGCGCGACAGTTTCCTGCATCGTGGGCTGCTGGACGAAAAGCAGGCTTGCAGCGCGCGCATCATGAAGCTGCAGCGCGGGCACGAGAGGGGCAACACCGGAGTGGTCATCGAGGTGGAGCTGCTGGGGCGGGGTGAGGCGCCACTCGCGCAGCGGGGATATGAGGATCGGCAATGACGGCTGTACACCCTACCGCTCAGCAGGCTTTCGACCAGATGCTCAAGACCACCTCTGGTCACCCTGTCGGCAAGTCTACGGCATTCCTTTGCCCGTTCGCGAATTGCAAAACTTTCGCTCTCCAGAACTGGGGCAGTGTTCACAGCTTGACGGTGCACCTAGGCCCCAACACGGCCACAACGCGCATCTTAACGCCAGGCACACCGGTGGACGCGTCATTGTGCCCGGCGTGCGGGCAAGAGGCGATTTACGTCAACCAGCGTTTGGTGCACCCAAAGCAGCTGGATGCTCCTGATGCGCATCCGGACATGCCGCAGCAGCTGCAGGGCGACTACGAGGAGGCTCGTGTGATTTTTCACGACTCTCCGCGCGGTGCTGCTGCGCTGCTCCGCTTGGTTGTTCAAAAGCTTTGCCCGCTCCTCGGTGCGAAGGCAGGTGACATCAACAACGCGATCGGAGAGCTAGTCCAGAGGGGAATCATCCCGGCTGTGGTTCAGCAGGCGCTCGATACCGTTCGCGTGGTAGGCAACGAAGCCGTCCATCCTGGCGAGCTCGACCTCCGCGACGACGAGCCGACGGTTCTCGCCTTGTTCAAGCTAATCAACTTCATTGTCGAGAAGGCGATTACCGAGCCTCAGGAAGTGAAGGCGCTCTTTGCTTCGCTTCCGCCTGCGAAGCTGGCTGGCATTCAAAACCGGGACGCTCGAGCAGCGCCGCAACCAGAGCCTGAGGAGGAAGCGACTAATGGCGAAGAAACCAGACCTGCCGAAGTACCACCTGGTGCCGAAGGACAGCAAATGGCGCCTTGAACCCGAAGGTGGTGGTCGGGCGAAGAGGGTGTTCGATAATAAGGCAGACGCCACAAAGGGGGGCGCCCTGAAGGATGCGCTCGGGGGCGCCGGCGGATCGGTGCGGATCCATAAGCAGAATGGCACAATCCAGGAGGAACGCACCTACCCGCGGGGCAAAGATCCCAAAGGTTCTCCCGGCTGAAGAAGCCACTGCACCGCCATTCACCGGTGTGTTAGGCGTGCAAGCGTAGGGGGGGGCGTGTGGCGACATTGACACTATCAGACCGGCCGCCAGGGCCGCCGAGAGCTGATTTCGGTTTCGAGATCGACTTTCAGCGGGGTGTCGGGCCCGCGTCACGCGTTTTCTTGGCCACTCATAGCTTCATTAAGGCGTGTGAAGCGCTGGACGATGAACTGGTCAGATCAATCGACTCCAGCATCGAGACGGTGCTGGTGCTCGAGGATATCGAGGCCGGATCGATACGGACCTGGCTGCGCAATGCCTTGGTTGCCGCCGACGACGAGGCGCTCAAGTCGCTCGATTGGAAGCCACTCGTCGGCATGTACCTGGTGCGCGCCAAGTACGCTGTTATTCGCTGGATCGATGACGACAGCGCGCCTCGAAGCCTTCCCGATCTACGGCGCGAGATTCAGCAGATCGCGGCAGAGACTGATGTGCGGCACTTGCCAGACTACACTGCACCATCGCCCGGCGCACTGATCTCAGCGATCAAAGACTTTCAGGCGGTGAAGGACCGTCTGGCACCAGGTGACCGAGCTACGCTGATCTCCAGCGAGGGCGACCTCGAGTTCAACTTGTCGGTCACCCTGCAGATCGAGGACATCGAGGCGCTGGCCGTGGCGCGTACGATCGAGAACCCGCCTATCGAGATGATCCTACCGGTCAAGAAGCCGGACTATCTCGGCGAAAGCATGTGGGAGCTTCGGCACGGTCGGCGAAACATCAACGCCAAGATTGAGCATCAGGCCTGGGTGAGATCGTTTCAACAACGGCAGGTGGACGTCCGCCCTGGCGATGCGCTTCGATGCGTTGTGAAAATCGAGATGCTCTATGGCTTCGACAACGAGCTGCTGACTGAGCGCTTCACCGTTCTCGAGGTACTCGAGGTGCTGGTGAACCGCTTCCAGGTTCTGGACCTTCCCTTCGATGATTTGGACGATCGGTGACCCACCACGGGGGTATGCTGGACGCACTACGGGGGTACAGCCGCCGATCCGCCCCACTACCGGCCTGTGTTTCCGCGGCCGGGCGCGACCGGGCCGGATGGCACCTCCGCCGCGGTGTGTCGGCGGCGGGCAGCCGTGAAAGCACAATAGCGCTGCGGACTGGCAACTGAGAGCGAGTGCTGCTCGCGGGCAAGGAACGCCTCATGGCTATGACTCAAGTAAACCGTGATCACATCATGCTTCTCTTCGCCCTCACTGAATGTGGGAGCGCGCTCGCCAACCTCGATGAAGTAGACCGGCTGGCAAATGTGAGAGAGCAGATCCAACCCGGTGTTGAGAGGCGCGCACGCGGGCGCATTTTTGATCACATCCGTCTAGCTCTGCAAATGGCAGCGAATGTGTCGCGCTTGTTCTGGCCAGCGACGCCTGGAAAGCCGAACACAGGGCAGCGTATAGCGCGGGACCGAGGGGTTCGCCTGCGATCGGTCACAGGTTTGCCCGAGACCCATGGTCTTAGGTCACGCACTCTCCGCAATCATATCGAGCATCTCGACGAGCGCTTGGACGCGTGGACCGAAACCTCTCCTCGGCCATTTCTGGGCATCCAGTTTGTCGTTCATGATGATGAGCCGTCGCCTGGAGCGCAGCGAGACGAGCTAATTGATGCGACCGCGATCGTTTATGATACGAAGAACAAGTCGGTTCAACTGTTTGGTGACTGCTTCTTGCTGCTCGACCTGCGTGTAGATCTAGAGGAAGTCCACCAGAAAATCAGCGAGTCGATGAGCGTCGTAAGGGGCCCTGGATGGAGGTCTATCAGGGGATAGTTGAGCCGATTTTTCATAACTTCCCGGCAATGGAATGCCCGGCAGCGAAACTGATCTTCTCTGGGGCCTTGCTGCTACCAGGCCGGAGGTCGCATCCGCCGCGATGGCGCTGATGGGCTCGCAAACCAACTCTAGGGGGAAACATGGCGATAGAGCCGACGACGCACAGAAAGACTTTGCAGTACGTGGGCTTCGCTGCGTCGGCCCTGTACTTGGGAGTGGCAGGCTGGCTCGTTGCCACATCCTCGACACCGGTCGGTTCACTAGCGCCCAACGAACTCGGCGACTTCCTCGCGGGAATATTCGCCCCTCTGGCCTTCTTCTGGCTTGTCTTGGGTTTCGTGCAGCAAGGGCATGAGCTGCGAAACAGTGCCGCTGCTTTGTGGTTACAAAGTGAGGAGTTGCGAAATTCTGTAGAGCAGCAGCGCGAACTAGTGAATGTTACAAGAGAACAGCTCGCGCTTGACCGCGAACACAGCCTAGCTGCCGAGACTGAGGCGCGTCGTTCTGCCGAGCCTATCCTATCGCTCGTTTCCCGGGGCAGTCTTGAAGCTGGGTCAGACAGAATATTTCGATTCTCCCTCGTTAATTCTGGCCGAACCTGCACGAGCATCAGGGTGATCTCATCGGTCCATCTAGATGGCCCTAAGCAGCATGTTTCCCTCCCCGAGCACGCTTCTGTTGACGTCAATTTCCCGATGCGGATTGCTGAACCCCGGACCGTGATCATCACCGTGACCTACCGAAATGCCCGCGACGAAGCTGGCCAGCGAGACTTCGTTCTCACTCCAATCAAGAGCGGTAGTGATTGGAACCTCGAGGTGATGGACGATCAGCCGCCAGAGGCGACCTAAGCTCATGTAGACAGAGTAAAACATCGCTTTTTTCCGATTTTCTCATTATGTTCCGTTCACTGGGTGGGACTGCCAGATGAACGTGAAAATCTACGATGACCCTCGGCTTGCCCCCGAGATGGCGAGCTTCCGCCTGCTAGTCCTCGCGTTCGTCCGCGATTACATCGCATTGCTAGGCGATAGCCCGAGCCAAGGCGAGATCGCGGCCAAGCTAAAGAGCAATCGCAAGCGCGTGATGAAGGCCCTGCGCTCACTTGAGCGGGAAGGGCTGCTGATCCGCACGCCTGGCACCCGGGGCCTGAAGCTTCCCAGCATGCGAGACGAGGCGGTCCGCCAGCTGCGAAGCATGGGTTGGGTGGTCGACGAGGACATTTGCCACGCCGCGCCTCCGGAGGGGCTGCCGGTAACAAAAAGGACCCTGCTGACTACGCCCGCCCTGGATTACCTCCCGTCTCGGACGGGAGATCATGATGGCAGCTCGAAAGGCGAGGACGCCCCTCGCAAAGCAGGTTGACGAACGCCGCCTGCGGATCCGTGAGGCTTACGCCGCGCGGCATCCAGCGCGGGCTCGGGATGAGCGAGAGCTTCGGAAGGCGAACGCTGCGGTTCAGGCCAAATACGGTAAGAAGCTTTACGGCACCCCAGAGACGCACGCCAAGGCCGCCACGGTCCAGCAAGGCGCCTTGGCGCGCCTGTGCCTCTCCGGATCGATCGACGCGGACCAGCTAGCGTACGCCACGGAGATCCGGCGCGTAGCAGAGCGGATTGGTGCCGACGTCGCGATCGGCATTGCCAGCCTCGAAACCCGGGTCGACCAGAGCCGTCACTTTGGCGACACGTTCTTCGAGAAGCTGGGCGCCGTGCGCGCGGAGGTCGCCTACAGTGCCTGGCGCTCATGGCTGCCGGCGCCGGGCCCGGTGCTAGCGATGATCGTCGACGACGTCGCCTGCAGTCTGGCTGCAAAGCAGTTCCGCCGGGACACGAGAACCATGCGCAAGCTACTGATCGAGGCGCTGGATGCCTGGCCGAACTTCCGCGCGGATGCTCGCCGTGAGGTGAACGAGGCCACCTTGCTGGCCGCACAGGCGGCGTTGCTGTGAACTCCCTGCGCCGCTGGTTCAGGTTCCCAAAGCGGATCGACGTGGTGCTGGCGCCTCGGGACTGGAGTTTCAGCACCTACCCGCGCGGCATCATCGTGAAGGTGACGGGGCACTACGACTACGATGGCAGCGGTCGGATCGTTCGGGATGCCATCCGCCTTGGTCCCGCGCTCAGATCCGAGGGGTAACAAAAAGGACCCTGCCGTTTCGCCACGGAATCGGCCAGGAACAACCCCGCGATAGTTCCGTCTTAGTTCATCAGATCCCCCCGGAGGCCCGTTCACCCAAATGGTGAGCGGGCCTTTTGCATTGTGGAGCTCACATGCGTGGCATCCGCTAATCTCATCCGCCGGCCATCGCTCGAGCAGTTGCTCGACAACCAGGTGGGCGAACTCGACCAGCTGATCGGCGAAGTGCGCGCGGGGATCCGCAGCGCGCCGCGGTACGACGAGCTCGAACGGCGCGCGACGTCCATCGCGAACGGGATCCGTGACGCATTTCGAAAGGGACGTGCCTGATGGTTGACCTAGCCAGCCTCAAGCGCGCTGCCGAAGCGGGCGATGCTGCCGAGGAAGTGCCGATCACCCGGCGCTGCCTGGCGAAGATCGTCGAAGAGCTGGCGGCTTGCCGAGCCTCTGCCGCGCGGCCCAATGCGTTTGGGCTTGGTCCGGAGACGGCCCTTTGAACTCGTTGCGCCTCGATCCAGCGATCGGGCGCAGAGTGCGCGCCGATCGGGCGCTCGTGCGCCAGATCGGTGTGCTCGCCGGCGGTGCCGGAACTCTGGTCCATCATAGCCAGACAGCCTGGTCGAGCCCCACATTCGCTGGAACGCGGCACCGGATGGCCTGGACCTTCGCCCGCGAGAACGAGATAGCTCACGGTCACGCGATGGCCGCCTGCCTGCCGAGCCATGACTTCGATCTCCCCGGCCATTTAGTGGTTTCGTCCAGTGTGACCTCGAGCGAACGGCGCATGGATCCTCCGCACATGCTCGTCGAGCTTGAGTTGATGCTGCTCGAGGAGGCGTGAGATGGTGAAGGTCGCCACGCCCCGTTCGCTGAAGGCGGCGTCCAGCCTGCTCGAGCGCTATGCCGAGCTGCAGAGCCAGATCGACCTGACCGATGCCGATCGTGCGTCGAGCATCGCTGACGTGAACGCGCGCTGCGATGCTGCAACTGCCGCGCCGCTCGAGGAGCGCGCGGCTATCCGCACGGCCCTTGAGCTGTGGTGGGGCGACAAGGGTGAGGCGCTCACCGAGGCCAAGCGCAAGTCCATCGAGCTTGGTGGCTGCATGATCGGCAGCCGTGCCGGCCGTGCATCTCTCGACGTGGCCGGGAACGAGCAAGCCATTCTGAAGTCTCTCCAGCGCCGTAAGTGGGCGCAGGATCTGCTGCGGGTCAAAGCGACCCTCGATCGGCCCGCCATCCTCAAGGCCCTGGGCGGCGCCTACAGGAAGCAGCTCGCCGCGCTGGGTCTGCGCCGCAAGGAAGGCGAGGAGACGTTCTTCATCGAGCGGGCCGAGCAGGCCGGCACCCTGGCGGGAGCAGAGTGATGCTGAAGCTGGCGCACTTCCACCTGGTCAACCAGGTCGCCTGCACCCGCGACGTGCTGATCGAGAAGCTGCGCCACGTTGAGGCTGGCGATTTCGTGGTCACCATCGGTGGCCGGGAGCGCGAGGACGACGAGACGAAGCGAGTGGTCAAGCCCGTGCCGCGGCAGCTGCTGCAGGCGCGCATCCGTTCGCTCAACGCCGATCTGGGCGGCTTCGGCGTCGACGTCGTCGACTGATGCCGGCTCGGCTGCCCGTGTTCCGCCCGCCAGGCTGGCAGGAGCGGAAGGCTTGGGCTCCACGTGCAGGCCGGAAGGCGGTCGAGCGGAAGCGCGGTCGGGCTGGCCAGCGCGATCGCCGCCAGGTCATCGAAGAGGAACCGTTCTGCAGGCTCTGCCTGGCGCAGGACACGCAGCGGCCGACCGACGTGGTCGACCACATCGTGCCGCTCGCCTGGGGCGGCCCTGACGAACGATGGAACAAGCAGGGCCTCTGCAACGAGTGCCACGACGCGAAGTCGCTGAGGGAGCGTCTGGAAGGCCCACCGGCCGACCTGGGACTGCGGGTGCGCCGCCTGAAGAACCAGTGGCTGGCCTCGGCCGAGGCCACCGAGGCCGTTCAAGATGAAGGCCGCGAGGATGAACGCCCGAGCGGTTCACCTTCGAGGCCTCGAACCTGAACGGGAGGGGGAGGGTCGATCTCTCCGGGCCCGCCGAGCGGACACCGCCTCCCGCCCACGATTTTCACGCGGGCGATTTCAAACCTGATTTTTTCCGGGGGTGCGCCGTGAGACATAGCACCACGCCTCCTGCCGGTGAAGCTCGTTCGTGAGCCGCGGCGGTGCACGGCCGAACTCGGGCCGGAAGCGGAAAGACCCGGAGCTGAAGGCGCTGGCCGGCACCACGCGCATGGATCGCGAGACGGCGGTGGGCGAGGCGGCGGCCGAGGGGCCGATGATCTGCCCGCTGCACTTGTCCGACCTGGCGCAGCTGTTGTTCAAGAACATCGCCTCGATCCTCGAGGAGCAGAAGCGGGCGAGCCCGCACTACGCCGAGCATGTCGCTCTGCTGGCGCTGCGGCTCGAACAGATCCAGCGCTTTCAAGCGGTGCTCGAGACCGAAGGCGACACCTTCACCAGCGAGTCAGCCAAGAAGGTTGGCGAGCGCCTGGTGGTGACCCGCCTGGTGCGAGCTCGGCCGGAAGTCGCGATGCTGTCGGATGCCATGCGGCACGCGCAGTCGCTGCTCGGCGAGCTGATGCTCAATCCCGCGGCGGCGCTGCGGATCGCCAGCGGCCACAAGCCTGAGGAGGGCGCGTTCGATGACTTCTGAACAGGGCGACGTACTCGTCGTCGAACAGCCGATCGGCCCCGAGATCCGGAAGCTGACGCTCCGGGTTCGTTTCACGGGGTGGAGAGTAGCTCGAGGCCGCTGTTGGGTGGCTGCCAAGCTGCTCAAACTCGCCAGCAAGATCGCCGGCGTGGGTGTGTCGATCGAGTACGACCTGAGCTGATGTGGAGAGCCGCGACTACCTGGCGATCGCGCGGCAGTACGCCGGCGACGTCGGCAGAGGGAAGATCCCGGCCTGCAAGTCGATCCGGCTGCAATGTCAGCGGTTCCTGGATGAGCTGAAGGAACAGAAACGGAAGGAATTCCCCTACCGCCTGGACGAGGCAAAGGCTGCCCGGGTCTGCCGCTTCATCGAGCGGCTGCCGCACTCCAAGGGTAAGTGGGCCCGGTCAAAGGAGACGCTGCGGCTCGAGCCGTGGCAGGTGTGGATCCTCGTCTGCACCTTCGGGTGGCTGCACAAGGCTGGGTCCCGAGCCGGGCTGCGGCGCTTCCGGGTGCTGTTCGTGGTGGTGCCGCGCAAGAACGGCAAGTCGGCGCTCTCCGCCGGCGTCGGGCTCTACATGCTCTGCGCCGACGGCGAGTTTGGCGCGGAAGTCTACTCCGGCGCCACAAACGAGAAGCAAGCCTGGGAAGTGTTCGGGCCGGCCAAGCTGATGGCCGCCCGCACGCCAGCGCTGCTTCGGAAGTTCGGCGTCGAGGTCAACGCCAAGAACCTGATGCGAGTCGAGGACAAGTCGAAGTTCGAGACGATGATCGGCAACCCGGGCGACGGCCAGAGCCCGAGCTGCTCGATCCACGACGAGTATCACGAGCACCCGGATGACGGGCAGGTCAACACGATGCAGACGGGCATGGGCGCCCGCGAGCAGCCCCTGCAGGTACTGATCACCACCGCCGGCGATAATCTGGCAGGTCCCTGCTACGCGTCGATTCAGGAGGAGCGCGCAAAGCTCGCCGGGATCGGCCACAACGGCGGCCCGCCGCTCGAGGACGAGACCTTCTTCGTCGAGTACACGATCGACGAGGATGACGACTGGAAGAGCGAGGCGGCCCTTCGCAAGGCCAACCCGAACTTCGACGTGTCAGTTTCCGGCGACTTCCTGCTCGCCAGGCAGCGGGACGCGATCGCGACACCGCGCAAAGCGGGCGCGTTCAAGACGAAGCACCTGAACCTGTGGGTGGCCGCCAAGGCCGCCTACTTCGACATCGAAGCGTGGCGCCGCTGCCGGGATCCGAACATCCCGGTTCGCGGCATCGATGCGATCGCGATCGAGATGCTGCGCGGCCGACGGTGCATCGCCAGCCTCGATCTGGCGTCGAAGATCGATATTGCCGCGCTCGAGCTGCTGTTTCCGCCGCTCGGCGGCAAGCCGACGGTGGACGATCCGTACTATAGGATCGGGTTCTACTTCCTGCCGGCGGAGACGGTGCTGAAGGTCGAAGCGTACCAGAACTGGGATGCGCAAGGCCTGCTGAACGTCACCGACGGCGAGATCATCGATTACGATGAGATCATCGAAGTGCTGCGGCAGGTCCGGAGCACGTTCCAGCTCGAGCAGGTCGCCTACGACCCGCACCAGGCGACTTACATGGCCACCACGCTGGCGAAAGAGGGCTTCCCGGTCCTCGAGTATCGTCCGGTGGTGCTCACCATGAGCGAGCCGATGAAAGAGCTCGATGCCCTCACTCGCGCCGGCACGATCGCCCACAGCGGCTGCCCGGTGATGGAGTGGGAGATGAACAACGTGGTCGCCCAGGCGGACGCGAAGGACAACGTCTACCCGCGCAAACCCCGCCAAGAAGCGAAGATCGACAACCCGGTCGCGCTGATCGCCGCGGTGGGCGTGGCCCTGGCGAAGGAGGAAGAGCTGATGCCGACTTCGCCCTGGGACGATCCCGAATTTTCGATGGCTGGAGCCGCTGACTGATGGGCTTGCTCAACAAGCTGCTCGGCCGCGAAGAGCGGGCAGCAAACCCGCTGGAGGATCCTACCGTCCCCTTGAGCGCGAGCGCCGAAGACATCATGGGCTTCTTCGGGGTGGCGTACGATCGAGGGCTTCTGCCGCCGGTCACCATCGAGAGCGCGCTTGAAGTGCCGGCCGTCCTTTCCGCCGTCAACTTCCTCTCCAGCACGCTGGCAGCGCTGCCGCTGCACACCTTCAAGGGTGCCGAGAAGCTCGACGGTGAACTCGCCATGCTGCTCAACGAAGCGCCGAACCCGGAGTGGTCGAGCTTCGAGTGGAGGCGTTACATGTGGCAGGGCGTCTTCACGGGCGGCCGAGGCCTGACGTGGATCGAACGGGTAGGCATCAGGCCCGTTGCGCTTTGGCCGATCGACCCGTCGCTGACCACGGTGGTGCGGAAAGGCGGACGCAAGGTCTATCGCTTCGAAGGGCGTGAGTACCCCGCGAGCGATGTCATCGACATCCCGTTCATGCTCAAGACCAACCAGGTCGACGCCTACGGGCCGATCGCGAAGGGTCGCAAGACGATCGCGCTGGCGATCGCGATGAACGATTTCGCCGGCACCTTCTTTGCCGGCGGCGGGGTTCCGCCACTGGCGCTCGAGGGGCCGATGCCCAGCGGCGCGGACGCATTCAAGCGGGCTCAGGCGGACATCCAGCGCGCTATCGACATGGCCAAGAAGGCTGGCGTGCCTTTCTTTGGCATGCCGCCCGGGCACGCCCTCAAGGCCATTGGTATCGATCCTGCCAAAGGGCAAATGACCGAAGCCCGGCTGTTCCAGATCCAGGAGATCGCGCGCCTGATGGACGGCATGCCGCCGGTGTTTCTGCAGGATCTCTCGAAGGGGACCTTCGCGAACACCGAGCAGCAGGATCTGCAGATCGTCAAACACAACATCGGCCGCCGGGCGAAGCAGTTCGAAGACGAGGTGCAGCTCAAGTTGTTCGGCCAGCGCCGGCGCACCCGCAAGGTGAAGCACAACCTGGATGGCCTGCAGCGCGGCGACTTCAAGACCCGGAGCGAAGGCCTCGCACGGGCGATTCAAACCGGGCAGCTGACGCCGAACGAGGCTCGCGCGCTCGAGGAGCGGCCGCCGCTCGAAAACGGCGATCAGCTCTACATCCAGGGCGCGACCGTGCCGCTGGGCAGCGTGCCGGTTCAGATAGCCGACCCTAACAAAGATCCAACCGAAGAGGAGGGCGGCGATGCCGGCACCGAAGACTGACGGCCGAGAGACTCGCGCGGTCACCATCCCGCTCGAGGTCCGCACTGCGGCGCAGGATGACGAGGGTCGCACGGCCGCCGGCTATGCCGCGCTCTTCAACGTTGAAACCGATATCGGCGGCTACTGGATCGAAGAAGTGGCCCCGGGTGCGTTCGCCAAATCGCTGAATGAGCGCGACTGCCTCGCGGTGCACAGCCACGACACTGGCCGGGTTGTGGGGCGGCTCAAGGCCGGGACCCTGTCGCTTCGCGAGGATGAGAAGGGACTGGCGTTCGAGAACAAGCTGCCGGACACCAGCGACGGCCGCGACCTGATCGTCCAGCTGGAGCGCGGCGATATCGCCGGCATGTCCTTCGCCTTCCGGTCGGTCAAATCGGAGTGGGACGAAACACGGGACCCGCCCAAGCGCACGATCGTCGAAGCCGAACTCTACGAGATCACCTACACCGCCATGCCGGCGTACGACGCGACCGAAGTGGGCCTGCGCTCGCTCGAAGCCTCGCGCCAGGAGCGCCGCGAGCAGAACAAGACTGCCGCCTGCAGCCGGATCGCCGCCCGCCGCGCCCGCCAGGCGCAGGCCGAACGGGGCATCCGCCCCGACTGATTACCCGGCCCTGCCGGAGGTGGCGACAGCGTCCCGCTTCGCCCTCGTATGCCCCGCTTCGGCGGGGTTTTTCATGCCCAGGAGTGAGACATGACCCTGAAGGAAATGCAGGAGAAGCGGGAAAAGCTCGTCGCCGACGCGCGCGCCGCCCTCAGCGAGATTACCAGCAACACCGACGAAAGCCGCACCGCGGAACTCGAGCAGCGCCATGACGCGATCATGACCGAGTTCGACCAGCTCGAGCGGAACATCACCCGCGAGCAGCGGACGGCGAAGCTCGAGCAGGAGGCCACCGAGCGCCGCGAACGCCAGCGCCCGATCGGGCCCGATACCGAAGCCCGCGGCCAGGCCGAGGACGGTCAGGTCGAATACCGCGACGTGTTCTACAAGTTCCTCGCGGAAGGTGGCGACCCCTCGGCCCTTACCGTCGAAGAGCGCTCGATCCTGCGCAGCGGCACCAACAAGGACGGTGACATCGAGCAGCGCATGCAGACCGCGGGTACCACCACTGCCGGCGGCTTCACCGTGCCCACCGAGCTCGCCAACTTCATCATCAAGGCGATGAAGGCGACTGGACCGATGTACGACGGCGACGTCGTGACCGACGTCACCACGAGCGGCGGCAACCCGATCAAGATTCCGACGATCGACGACACGTCCAAGTCCGGCGCTCGCCGCGACGAGGGTGGCGCAATCACCGATGATGGCGGCGAGGATGTCGTGTTCGGGCAGAAGGCGCTCGACGCCTACGTGTTCGATACCGAGTTCCTGCGTATCTCGATGGAGCTCCTGGCGGACTCGGCGTTCAACGTCGAAAGCCTGATCGGCGGCCTGTTGGGTGAGCGCCTTGGACGAATCGCCAACCGCGAGCTTACGACCGGCGACGGCGTCGGCGACCCGAATGGCATCGCCACGGCTTCCGGTCTGGGCATAACAGCTGCGGCGATCGCGGCGATCACGTTCGACGAGATCATGAACCTCGAGCATTCGGTGGACCCGGCTTACCGCGCCAGCGCCAAGTGCGCCTACATGTTGAACGATTCCACGCTGCTCGCAGTGCGGAAGCTGAAGGACAGCGAGGGCCGCTACATCTGGCAGGCGGGCAACGTGCAGCAGGGCGTGCCGGCCCAGCTCAACGGGCGGCGCTACCACATCAACCAGGGCCTCGACTCCCTGGCTGCTGCCAAGAAGGTCATGCTGTTCGGCGACTTTGCCCAGTATTTCGTTCGAAAGGTCGGTTCGCCGGTCATCGGCGTGCTGCGCGAGCGCTTCTGGCCGGACCTCGGCATGGCCGGCTTGATCCGTTTCGACGGCGAGCTCGGCAACACCGCCGCGGTCAAACACCTGATCACCGCTGCCGCCTGATCGACCTGAACCAGGGGGAGGGGCGCTTCGGCGCCCCTCCTTTCTCGAGCTGCGCCTGGCGCGCGGTTCCAGAAAGGAGACGTGCCCATGAAAGTTCGCATGTTGACCGGGATTTCCGGCGCAGACTTCAATCTCGTGCCGAAGGATGAGAGCGACCGGTTTAGCGACGGCGAGGCCGTGCGCCTCATGCTGAGCGATCAGGCGGAGCCAGCGGATGACGAAGCTGAAGCGGCGCTTGCGGCGGCGCGCAGCGCATCCGAGCCCGAGCCCAACCCCAAGCCTGAACCCGCACCGGAGCCTCCAGTGATCGCCCCTACACCGAACCCGCTCGACCATGATGGCGACGGTCGGAAGGGCGGCATGAAGGGCGTTCCGGCCCGGCGCACGAAGAAGGCCTGACGTCCATGTGGCACTCGCCGGTCATTGTCACGCCGCCGGCCGATGAACCTGTTCTGCTGGACCGAGCGAAGGAATTCCTACGCATCGATATGGACGATACGGCCTTCGACCTGGAGATCAGCACGCTGATCGCTGGGGCACGAAGCGCGATCGAGAAGACGACCGGCACGCGCATGATGACGCAGATCGTGGACGTCGCGGCAGACTGCTTCAGCGACCTTGGGCGCTTGCCAATCGGTCCCGTCGAGGAAGTCGTGGCGATCTCTTACGTTGACGCCGCCGGCGCTGAGCAAACGATAGCAGGGGAGCGCTACGAAACGATCGGTGGCGGCCTGGAGGTGGGCATCCGCCCGACCTTCGATGGCTTCTGGCCCACGCCGGCGCGCCGCAACGGCGCGGTGAAGGTCCGGTTGAAGGTCGGTTACGGGGACGGCGATCACACGCTGCCGGCGGATCTCTATGTCGTCCTGCTGCAGTGGATCCGCGGCGAGTTCGATGACCGCCCGCTCGACGACGAGACCATCGCGAGCCGAGTCTGCAACCACCGCATCTGGCTTTGAGGAGATCACCATGCGCATCCGAATGAACGTGCCGATCGACGGGCGCGACAGCGTCGGGGCGTACCGCTTCGAAGCCGGCGCGGAGACCGACCGTTTCCCGGCCGCGCGCGCGCGCAAGCTGGTCCGGGTAGGCCTGGCGAGCTGGGCAGAGTTCCAGATGACCGCGCAGGGCGGGGGCTGGTACCAGATCGTGGGCCGTGGGATCGAGCAGGCCGAGAAAGTGCGCGGACAGGTCGCCGCCCTGGAGCGGCTCGAGCAGCTCGCAGCCAGCTAACCCATGCGCACCCAAACGGCTCGCCTCGATCGACGCATCATCGTCGAGCGGCCAGTCACAGTTACAGAACAGCGGTACGGCACCGACGCCACGGAGTGGGAGGAGCACGCGACGCTCTTCGCGCAGGTGCAGGACGTGCTGCCTAGCCGCGCCGAGAGCGTGGCTGATGGCATCTCGGTAGCACGTCGCCCTTGCCGCATTCGGACCCGGTTCCGGACCGACATCACCGGGGACATGCGGATCGTGTTTGGCACCCGGATCATGCGAATTGTCAGCGGGCCGGCCGAGCTGGGCCGTCGCGAAGGCCTCGAGCTGCTGTGCGAGGAATACTCGACGGAAGGCGCCGGCATATGAGCCGCAACATGCCAGTGAAGGGGGTGAAGGAGCTGGATTTCTACCTCTCCTCGTTGCCCGAGCAGCTCCAGAACAATGCCTACCGCGCAGGCTTGACGGCCGCGGCGGCAGTGGTCCGGAAAGAGGCGCGAGTGCGGGCGCGCAAGCGCAGCGGCAAAATGGCGAAGGCGATCAAGAGCGGGAGCCCCCGGCGCAACCAGGACGGGAGCTATTCGATCGCCGTTCGGCTCGTCGGCGAGCACGCGTTCCTCGGCTTGTTCCACGAGTACGGCGTCGATCCGCACCTGATCACGGTGCAGGAGGATGAGAAGCCAACCAAACTGAAGAAGGACGGGCGCAAGCAGGTCCTGCCGATGAAGGCGATCAACAACCAGGTGCGTTCTGGCAGCCTGGTGATCGGAACAAACTTCGTTGGCCCGGTGGTTAGTCACCCGGGCCACAGCGCTCATCCATTCCTGCGGCCGGCACTGGACGAGAAGGCCGAGGAGGCCGTCCAGGCATTCGCGTCTCGCATCCGACTGTGGTTCGGAGACAAGACCGGGGCACCTCTCCCGCTCGAGCCGGAGGAGTGACATGAGCGGTACGGAGATCATGCGAGCCACGCTGTTGAGCGGTCAGACGCTGCTTGCGCTCGTGCCAGGCGATCGGATCAAAACCGGCGATCTGCCTGAAGGCATCGCCCTCCCAGCGATCGCACTGACCGAGGTTTCGTGGACGCCGCGTCGGCCGCTGAAGGCAGGCCCTTCGCGGCATGTGGCAGAGCGGGTCCAGGTCACGGTGCATGCGCAGGACTATCCGCAGCTGAAGGCGGTTCAGCGCGCGGTCCTGGCCGCAGCAGATGCCATTTTCCCAGAGATCGAGGGTTTCCTGCGGGTCACGGTGCACGCGGACAGCAGCGGCCCGGCCTTCAAGAACCCGCTGACCAATGTCCACATCGGCAGCCACGACTTTCGCGTGACCTACTCGGAACAGCGCTGACCCGATTGCCGGCAGGCAATACCCCGCCCGCCGATGCGCGGGCCAATCATGGAGACGATAATGACCGCAAACACCTCGGCGGGGACCACGCTTGCCATTTCGGCAGGCAACCCGGCCACTTTCGACGTCACCGGCTTCGCGGCGCTGACTTTCACCCCGATCGGCGAGATCACCAGCATCGATGGCAATGTCGGCCGTAGCTACAACCTGGTGACCCACTCGCCCCTCGCTACGCGCGCGACGCGCAAGAAGAAGGGCTCGTTCAACTCCGGCCAGGTGACCATTCCGCTCGCGATCGATCGCGACGATGCGGGCCAGGTCCTCGCTAACACGGCGCTGAACTCGGACAACGACTATTCGTTTGTGATCACCGAGCAGGATGGGACGAAGGTCTACTACCGTGGCCTCGTGATGAGCTTCCCGACTAGCTACGGGGGCGTCGACGCTCTCACCACCGGCACGATCACGATTGAGATCACCGCCGACGATGATGGCGAGGACTTCGTCGTCGACGACGCCTGACCCCTACAGACCGTGAGCTAGTTTGCCCCGCCTTGCGCGGGGCTTTTCATGTCCGGTCCGCCGTCACGGAGGCGGGCCGGGCACCCTTCCGTGAGAGGAATATCATGTACGACATCACCAAGAAGCGCGCGACCGAGACCGCGTCCATCGACCTCGTGACGGGCGAGGGTGCTCCTCTGCTCGACGACAACAACAAGCAGCTGTCCGTGACCGTTCACGGTCCCGGTTCGAAGGTGTGGAAGCAGGCCGATGCTGAGCGCAGCCGCCGCCGCACCGCTCGAATCGAGAAGAACCGCGGCCGGATCTCGGCTGCGCTCGAACATGCCGGCGAGGACGATATAGATTTCCTCGTCGCCATCACTGTCAGCTTCAATGGCTGGGATTACCCCAACCCTGCCAAGGGCGAGAACGACGAGCCGCTTCCTTGGCCGAGCCAGCGTGACATGTTCCGCGCGGCCTATGCCGACGACGGCATCGGCTACATCCGTGACCACGTTCGCACGGAAGCGACCGACTGGTCGGCTTTTACGAAGGGCTCGGCGAAGAACTGAGCCTTTATGTCAGGCAGGTCGCCTGGCTGAATACCGCTCCCGAGGAGGAGCGAAAAGCCGATGCCCCCAAGCTGGAGCCGGTCACCCGGCTCCAGCAAAGGAAGGACAAGGGCGAAGCGGTGCTGCTGCCGGACAATCCGGTAGAGCACTTGTGGACCTGGTTGCTCGACATCGGCCCGACCCTTTCCACCGGGATGGGTGAGCGGCCGATCGAGTGTACCGACCTGGTCGCTTGGCAAATGCTCAGCGGCGTCGATCTGATGCCGTGGGAATCGAGCCTACTGCGGCGGGCTTCGAACGAATACCTGGCGGAGAAGTCCAGGGCTCGGAAGCCGGATTGCCCGGCACCGTACAGCGGCACCGAGAGCGATATTCAATCCAACCGTGACCGAGTCGCCGCCAGCGTGCGGGCAATCTTCGGCGGTCGCAAGAAATAGCAGCAGGCGGCTTCGTGCCGAGGCGGGGAGGCAAGCATTATGGCTGGTGTCCCCGCGGCTCGCCTCTCGATCGAGATCTTCGCGGAGATTGCGCGTCTGCAGCAGGATCTGGATTCGGCAAAGCGGCTCGTGGCCTCAGCTACGGGCGCGATGGGAGCGTCGGCAAAGGCCGCCAACGACAATCTGGCAGGGCTGGGGAAGGGCGCCGGCGCCGGCATCGCGGAGTTCTCCCGCGAGGTAGCCCGCCTGAAAGGGCAGATGGACCCGGCCTGGGCATCGCTTCAGCGGTACCGAGACCAGCTGGCCCTCCTGCGCCAAGCCCTCCGCGAGGGCGCGATCACCCACAAGCAGTTCGTATCTGAAGTGCAAGGTGCTGCCGCTGCCTACAAGAACAGTGGCCAGCAAGTAGCGACTGCCGCGGGCGCGCAGCGCGCTGGCATGCAGCAGCTGTCGATGCAGTTGAACGACGTCGCCACGCAGTTCGCGATGGGCACGCCGCCGATGCAGATCTTCGCGCAGCAGTCTGGCCAGGTCGTCCAGGCGGTGCAGTTGATGAACGGTGGCACCAGCAAGCTGGGGGCGTTCCTTATGGGCCCCTGGGGTATGGCGGTGGTCGCCGCCACGGTCGTTCTTATTCCCTTTATCAGCAAGCTGTTCGAGACGAAGGCCGCCGCTAATTCGGCCGAAGGTGCGCTTCAGAGCTTGATCGATAAGCGCCGCCAAGAAGTCGCAGAGCGCAATCTCCTCGCGAAGTCCGAGGAAGGTCTGAACGAGCAGCTCGAGCGACAGGCGGAACTCCAGGCAATCTTAGCCTCGAGGCCCCGTGACTCGCAGGGGCGAATTACTCACTCCTACCGCGAGCAGAAAGAGTTGGCGGCCCTTGAAAAGTCGATCGCTGAGGGGCGCGCAGCGATAGCTGACGAGACAGCTCGGCGTTCCGAAAAGGATGTTCAGGGCATCCAGCAGATGATCGACGCTCGGGCCAAACTGGCCGGCGCGACCACTTCCGCCGACCGGGCGCAGGCGCAGTACACGATCCGTATTCTCGAAGCGCAGACGGCGTTCGACAAGAGCAGCAAGGGCGAGCAGGACCAGCAACGATTGCTGGCAGCGCGCACGGCCGCCGAGCGCGATCTAAACCTCGCCCAGGACGCTAACCGCGAGCGCCGCCGCCAGGGGCTCAGCGAGGAACAGAAGGCCTACAAGCAGTCCTATGAGGCCGCACAGAGCTTCATCGAGAACCTCGAGCTCGAGACCGCCAAGATCGGGCTGAACGAGAAGGCGATCCGGAGCCTTGAGCTCGCCCGCGCGAAGGATGCCGCAGCGACGGAAGGGCAAAGGCAGCGGATCGAGCAACTCGGCCGCGCGCGCGAAGATGCGCTCGCGCTCGAGAAGGGCAGCTCATTTGCGAAGGAGCTGGCGGAAGAGACCGCCGCCCTTGGCGCAAATGCGGTCGAGCTGAAGGAACGCACGGCCGTCGCCGCAGCGTCTGCTCTGGTGGATGCCGCACTAGGGGCGTCTACCGAAGAGATGCGTGACAGGCTGCTCGAGCAGTCGAGGGCGATCTCCGACAATCTGGTAAAGTGGAAAGAGCGCCGTGCGGAGATGGCACAGCAGGACTTCGACAAGCTCATCCAGGGTCTGAAGGATGAGCGATCGCTGCGGGGCCTCGTTGGCGCGGCCCGCGCCGAGGCCGCGCTCGAACTTGAGAAAGAAGGCTTCATCGCCGACTGGACCGCGCGCGGACTCAAGAACGCTGCCGAAGCATGGGGAGAATACTACTCCGAACGTCTTCGCGACATAAGTGAAGAGTCCGCACTGGATACGGACCGCAAAAGGGCGGAGCTACTCGCCGACGAGCTCTACCGGGTTGTAGATGCCATCTCCGCTCTTGGCGGTGCTGGAAGCACCCTTGGTGGTCTGCTTGGGTTCCTCTCCGGAGATATCGGCGGCATCCGCGGCCCGATCGGCGATCTCCTCAACACCGTCATCGGCACCCGGGACGTTATCGATCCACAGACGGGAAAGAAGACCGGCGAGATCATTGCCGAGACGATCGGCAGCGAAATGCGGAAGGTTCTGGGCGATTTCGGCAGAGATTTCGGCGAGGTGCTCAAGGGCGCGGGCATGGGCATGCTGGCCGGGTCTGCGATCTTCGGCAAGCAGGGAGCCGTGGGCCAGCTCAGCAGCGCCGTGGGCGGGGCTCTGGGCCAGGAGGCCGGAAAGAGCTTCCTGACGTTCCTGGGCGGCGCAGCGGGGCCCATTGGATCAATCGCCGGCGGCATCATTGGCGCGGTCGCCGGGAAGCTGCTGAGCGGCGTCCTGGGCGGCCGATCGGCCGGTGCGGTGGTGACCGGCTCGGGCGTCAGCAACTTCGGCGGGTCGAAGGGCAACTACGGCGCCGCCAATGACCTGGCTGGGTCGGTGACCGACAGCCTGGCCAAGATGGCAGACGCACTCGGAGCAACCGTGGGTGACTTCCGCGTCACCATCGGCATGTTCAAGGACGAAATCCGCGTCAACACGTCGGGCGGGAACACGCTCAAGGGATCGGGCGTCCGCGGCTTCGGCCAGGACGCCGAGGCGGCCGTGAAGTTTGCGCTGTCGGAGATCATCCGCGCGGGCGCGCTTGAAGGCCTGCGCGCCGGCACCCAGGCGCTCCTCACGAAGGGCGGGGACGTCGAAGCCCAGCTCGAGAAGGCGCTGGCGTTCGAAGGCGTGTTCAAGGCGCTTGAGGAAAGCGCGGATCCGGCTGCTGCGGCCCTGGCCCAGCTGGAGAAAGAATTCGCGGCGCTCAAGAGCATCTTCGACGAAGCCGGGGCGAGCGCGGAGGAACGCGCCAAGCTGGAGGAGCTCTACCAGCGTCGCCGCACCGAAGTGGACCAGGGCGTCGGCGTCGACGACGGCGGCCTCCTGGAGAAGAAGCGCGCGCTCGAGATTGAGCTGATGACCGCCCAGGGCGACATCATGGGCGCACTGGCGGCCACCCGGGCGCAGGAGCTGGCGCAGCTGGATCCGAGCCTGCATGCGCTGCAGAACCAGGTGTGGGCCGAACAGGAGCTCGCCGCGCAGCGCGAGAAAGCGGCGCAGGAAGCCCGGAACATCGCGGCGCTGCAGATCGAGCTGCTCCAGGCGCAGGGCCGTGAAACGGAGGCGATCGCCCTGCAGCGGCGGCAGCAACTCGCCGGCATGACCGCCGCCGAGGCCGCGCTGCAGAAGCAGATCTGGACGGCACAAGAGGCGGTCGGCCGCTCAGGCCCTGGCACAGGCGCAGGCCGAGCAGGCAGCATCCGCCGAAGCGGCCGCTCAGCGGCTCCAGTCCCTCGAGATCCGCCTGATGCAGGCCGAGGGCAACGAGTCCGGGGTGCGCAATGCACAGCGCGCGGCCGAGCTGGCTGCAGCGCAGACGGACGCCGAGAAGGCGTTGCTCAAGCAGATCTACGAAGCCGAAGATGCAGCGCGCCGAGCTGCGGAAGCGGCCAATCGCGCCAATAGCGCTAACCAGGAAATGGATCAGGCAGCCGCCGCCGCCGCGAAGAACGCAGAGCAGCGCGAGCGCGATCGCCTCGCGGTGGAGGAAGAGCGCCAGCGCCGGGCGAAGGAGCGCACCGACCTGGAGCTGGAGCTGCTGAGGGCGACGGCGCGTGGCGAGGAAGCGCTGCAGATCGAGCGGAGCCTCGGCCTGAAGACGCTGCCGAAGGAGCTGCACGCCTTGCAGCGCCGGGTGTGGGCAGCGCAGGACGCGGCGAAGGCAGAAGGCGAAGCCCGCGAGGTGCTGACCGAGGCGCACAAGCGCGAAAGCGATGCGCTCAAGACGACGATCGACCGGTTCAAGGACTTCGCCGAGAGCCTCAGCGAGTTTCGGCGTGAGCTGATCCAGGGCGAGACCGATACGGGCAACGCCTACCGGGCGGCTCAGGAGCGGTTCCGCAAGATCAACGCGCTTGCGGCGATCGGCGACGAAGAGGCGCTGGGACAGCTCAAGGGCGCCGGCAGCGCGTTCCTGGAAGCTTCGCGCGCGAACGCCGGCTCGGCTCAGCAGTATCAGCGCGACCTGGCGACCGTCCTGCAGGGGATCGACACCGCCCTGGGCGCCACGGACGATGCGATCGATTATGCAGAGCTGCAGCTTACCGCCCTCGACAAGTCGGTCGCCGGCCTGATCGAGATCAACGAGTCAGTGGTGAGCGTGGAGGAAGCCATCGCGCGGCTGCATGCCGCCGGCGGCGGTTCGGTGCCCCAGGTACCGCAGGTGCCCGAGGTTCCGAACGGGTCCACGACGACTCCCGCACAGCAGGCAGCCCACCAGCAGCAGGCGGAAGCCAATGAGGCGCTGCAGACTGAAGTCGAAAGCCTCCGCGAGGAGATGCACGCGTCGCTGGTGGCGATCGCCACCCACACCAGCAAGATGGCCAAGGCACTGGGCGATGCGAGCGCCGGCGACACGCTGCGGGTCAGCGGCGTGAAGGACAGCCCCGTCTACAACGCGCCGGTCGAGAAAGTCCGGGGCAAGTGGGAGATCGTCGAATGAAGATGATCCGCCCGATCGTCATCGATGAGACGAACCTGACATCCACCAATGTCCCGGAGACGATCGCGCTCTACAATCCGGCCACGACATATGCCCTGGGCGCTCTGGTGCGCTCCACCGATCACCGGATCTACGAGAGCATGGCGGCGGGCAACGTCGGCAAGGCTCTGAGCGATCTGGAGTGGTGGCTGGATATCCGCCCGTCGAACCGGTGGGCGATGTTCGACGCAGTCAACAGCACCAAGACCGAAGCACTGCACGAGATCGAGGTGACGATCACGCCGAACGACGTGATCAACTCCGTCGCCCTTATGAACCTCGAGGCGGAGTCGGTGACCATCACCGCGGTCGATGTAAACGACGGGGTGGTCTATGATCGGACCTTCGAGCTCGTCACGCTGAGCGGGATCACCGATTTCTACGAGTGGTTCTTCGAGCCGACCGTGCGGAAGACCGGCCTGGTCGTTACCGACATCCCGCCCTACTTCGGGCTGGCGCTGACCGTCACGATCAACGGCACGTCCAACGTGTCGGTCGGCACGCTGGTGACCGGCATGTGGCGCCAGATCGGCGAGACCACCCATGGCGCGTCGATCGGCATCACCGACTTCAGTCGCAAGGAAACCGACGGCTTCGGCAACTTCATCCTGGTGGAGCGCGCGTACTCGAGGCGCGGCAGTTTCACGATCTACATCCCGCGCGACAGCGTCGACGGGGTGGCCGATCTCTTGGCCGAATACCGGGCCGTCCCGCTCGTGTGGATGGCGGATGAAGCGTACCAATCCACCGTGATTTTCGGGCCTTACAAGGACTGGACCATCGCGATCGACTTCCCGACCTACTCGGTCGCTTCCCTCGAAATCATGGGGCTCACCTGATGCCGTTGCCTGTTCTTCCGGCCGCGCCGACCGTACCGGCGCGGTCGCAGCCGCCTGCCGATTTCAATTCGAACGTGGCGGCGTTCCTGGCGTGGATGGGGGAATTCTCCGGTGATCTGCCAGCATGGGCGGCAGCACTGATCCAGGCTGCGGCCGACGCGAACTACAACACCGTAAGCGGCACCAGCCTGGAGATCGGCACCGGCGCCAAAGTCTTCGTGATCGAGCCGAACATGCTGTTCCGCGTGGGCCAGTTCGTGATCGCCGCGAGCGCGGCCGATCCGACAAGGTGGATGTTCGGGCAGGTGACCGCGCACAACCCGGGCACCGGTTCGCTGTCGGTCAATGTGACCCGCACGGGCGGCTCGGGCACCCGGGCGGATTGGGTGGTGGCGCTGAGCGGCGTGCCAGCGATCGACGGCGTGAGCCCGACGCTCCCCTACGCCTCCCAGGCTGAGGCTGAGGGGGGCGGCGCCAACAACCGGATCATGACGCCTGAGCGGACCCTGCAGGCCATGCAGGCGCTGGGGGGATGGACCGATGCCACGTTCAGCATCACGGCCAGCAATCCTGCTGCCATCTTCTTCTCCATGGGCGGGCATTATCGCGAGGCTGTGATCAGAGGCGATAATGTCGGCCACAACAATGGAAGCAACGCCGCGATCCAGGTCCAGGCTGGGGTCGGCGGGACTTACACGACCATTCTGACAACCGCTTCGATCGCTCCATCCGCGGGGCGCCGGTTCGCGGTGCATGTCATCGAGATCGAGGATGGCGGGCTGGTTGTCCGCGGGTTCGATGATGATGGCACGGCGCCGGGGACACCCATCCTGACGCACTCGCTAGTCAATGTCGGCGGGAAGCTGGCGAACTTCCGCATCCAGGCAACCGCCGGCAACCTCGACCAGGGCACGGTCTACAACATCAAGAGGTGGTGACATGCCGATGATCAAGATTGTGGACGGCGAGCCCGTCGAAATGACCCCGGAAGAAGAGGCCGAGTTTCTGGCCCGGCAGCCGCCGCCGCCCACGGCCGAGGGCGTACGGACGGAATGCGATCGTCGCCTGGCCGCGGGTTTCGACTATGACTTCGGCGACGCCCGCGGCGTCCACCGGATCGCCACCACCGAACGCGATATGAAGGGGTGGGACGAGGTGACCAAGGTTGCCGGCGCCGCGGTTGCGCTCGGCCAGGAAGCCAAGCAGGTCGGCATCAACACGGAGACGGGGCCGGTCAGCGTCACCGCGCTTGAATGGCAGCAGCTGCTGCTCGCCGCCTACGACTTCCGCAATCCCATTTGGCAGGCCAGCTTCGCGCTGCAGGCGATGGACCCAATCCCGGCCGACTTTGCGGCCGACACGTACTGGCCCTGATCCCGGGGCCCAGCGGCCCAACCAGGAGTGACCATGAGCAGCAGCGTCCGCCTCGCGCCGATCCGGCGCGGGTACCCTTATGGCGTCCGGGTCAATTTCCCGCCAGACAGCCTCGCGGAAGGCGAGACGCTGCGCGCTCAGCTGCGGCGCCGACCATCGGGCCCGCTGGTCGCGACTTTCGCTGTCGAGCGCGATGGCGACTCTGTTGAGCTGACGCTGACTGAGAGCCAGACCGAGAGCCTGGGGCGGGTGCTGCACGTGACCGCCTTCACACTGGTGCTCGATGGCGGGGCCGAGACCCCCCTCAAGCGCCGCTACCACATCCTTGTCGAAGACCACCCCACGAGGCCCCTCCCATGAGCGACGTTATCGTTGAAGTCACCGAGCTCGCGCGCGGGCCGCGGGGCTTCTCAACCTACGAACAGGCCGTGGCAGCAGGCTTCGAGGGCTCTGAGGCTGAGTACGTTCAGCAGCTTGCGTTGGCAGCGGTAAGCGGCGCCACGGTTCCCCCGCTGGCTCAGCAGGTTGCGGACGATCGAACTGCAGTGGCTGGCCATCGGGTGGCCGTCGAGGGAGTGGCGGAGCAGGTTGCCGAAGATCGGACTGCAGTGGTCGGGCATCGCGTGGCCGTCGAGGAGGCCGCTGAGCAGGCGGCCGAGGATCGGCTGCAAACGGGCCTGGACCGAACGGCAACCGGCAGCGATCGAGTCGCCACCGGGCAGGATAAGAATGCCACCGCCGCCGATCGGCTAGCTACAGGGCAGGATCGCGCCGCTACCGCCGCCTCGGTCGCAGGCGTGTCGGCCGCGATGGCTGCCGAAGAGATCGCCAGCGGCCCTGCGAGCTATCTCAAGACGCTCAACCCGGCGACGCACCCGACAGTCTATCGCAGCGACGTCGGTAGGGAGGGTTGGTATACCTGGGATCCCAACTACAGCTGGCAGCGCATCCATGCCGACCCGGAGGGGGACCGCGCGTTCACCAACCTCCCGCAGCCGAACAACGGCGCCTGGGTCCGATCGGCTCTCAGCCCGAAAGAGCGGGACGCGATTAATGCGGCGTATCGCCGCGTTTGGGAGCAGTGGCCTACGGACCCTGCCGACACTCCCTTCGACCGAGCGCCGATCCTCGGCCGGCAGATCAACTTCAACAGCAGCAGCGAAAACCTTGCCGACCCTCACTATGCCAAGGACGTCACGCTTCAGCCCGAGACGACTACCCATCGGGGAATCAAGCTCCAGCGTGTGACCGGGGTCGGCTTCTCCAATGGCCTTCGCGACTTGCGGAACGCAGATTATCCTCTCGAAGCGGGCAAGCTTTACGTTGCCTCTGCTTACGTTGCGGCACCGCGCCCAGTTCTCGATCAGAACGGGCTCGCGGAGCCCAACACGTTCATGTGGATGCAGCCTGTCGCAAACAGCTCGTCATTCGGGCACGGCGCGAAGCTGCTGCTCCCGACGCCTCGCCGGGTCTGGACTGTCGTCAAGGCGGGTGACGCTCCCAACACGACGAGAGCCGTCATGGACCCTCGGCTGCCTTGGTCTGGACAAGCTGAGAGCGCCCAGCAGCTCCGCTGGCTGTTCGGCGGCTTCGGCCACGGTGGTGCCGTGGGTGTGCCGGAACTGTGGATTGGCGGGATGCAACTCGAGCTGGCACCTGACCAGAACGAGAAGGTTGGTATCGTCACCCTCGGGACGTCGATCGACACCTCCGGCGCCGGCAGTGGCGACGGCACCGGGCACTGGACGCAAGGGCGCGGTTGGTCGCGTTGGCTGGAGGGGCTGTTGTGCGCGCCGATATTCCCGGCAAGCATCGGAGGCACGACAACTACGCAGATTGACGCCCGGTTCGATACCGACGTGGCGCCGCTGCGCGAGCATGCGAAGTATCTCGTCATCTGCGCGCCCGTGAACGACTTCTTCAGTTCGTTCGTCTCGGCCACCTACCGGGCAAACCTTGCCAGCATCTATGCCAAGGCATTGGCGGCAGGTTGGAGTGCCGATGAGATCATCTGGATGACAATCCAGCCTCGATCCGCTTACGACTACAGCGGCGGTATTGGCGCTTGGGAGGCCGAGAACGCCTACATCAAAGCGACCTATCGAAATGTCATCGATCGGGGCGAGGCGATGCGAGACGCGATCGATCAGGGCCTGTTGCCAATCGATTTCGAGACGGACGGTATCCACCAGCGAGGGCCAGCTCAGCGCGCCTTGGCGTTCATGATCTACAACAAGTACCGCCACTTCTTCCGCTTCCAGAATGTGCCGGGCCGCTATCAGCGCACGGTCAATTCAGATGCAAAGGCGCAGTCCTTTGGCGAGCCCCTGTATGACACGCTTAAGGGGGCTTTCCGGATCAATGCCGGAGGGTCGAACCTCTCGCTCTATCGCGATAACGATTATGCCTCGGCCCCGATTGTGATTTTCGAGGGCGCCGCTGGCTCGGACAATCGGGCGTGGCAGTTCCCTGGGCCGAAATACCAGCGCCCGCTCGAGCGCGTGAACACAGAGATCCTTCGCCAGACGTTTGTTAATCTGACTTCCGATAATCGGCCGCTGAACGTCGTGTACTACCAGCGGAACGAAGCGGACGCCTTGTCGGTGTTGGGCTCCGGATTTGTGATCCCTCCGGGGACAGCTAGAACCCTCTGCAGTGACGGAACGACGGTCTGGACCGAGCAGCCGGCGTTAGGCGCGTCTGCAGGTTGGTTCGCCGACACTGGCACCGCGCGCAAGGCGGCGAATTCCACCTATACCGCCGGGGCCCAACTAACCTTCAGCCCGACTTACGTGCAGGCGGAAATGACCGCGATGGCGGCCCGATTGGCTGCTGCTGAAACAGCACTCCAAAATGCCTCGCAGACCATCAAGGCACTCAAGGATGCCGGGCTTGCGGGCAAGAACCTAACCGCCTGAACCCTGCCAGCTGCCAGGTACGTCGGCGCCAGCAGCCACCTCCACCTTAACCCACCTGCGAAATGCACCCCGTCCGACGGAACACGTCCGGGCGATCGAGGAGACTTGTCATGTTCACAAACCCCCGCGCCGTCGAGCATCTGGGGGGCGAGGCCCTCGGTGCTGCCGGCAAAGTCAGTCCCGGAGTCGCTTACGTCGCTGGATCCGCTGCCGGCCTCACCCTGGACCAGTGGGTCGCCATCGCGACCCTCGTCTACCTCGCGCTGCAGACCGCGCTCTTGGTGTGGAAGTTCTTCCGAGATCGCCGCGGCCAGGTGAAGTCCGATGGGTAAGTGGGGCCGCATCCTGCCCGCCGGCGCGCTTGCTCTGATCGCAGCGGTGTTCGCCGTCGAGGGCGGCTACGTCAACGACCCGCGCGACCCCGGCGGCGAGACCAACCACGGGATTACCAAGGCGGTGGCACGGCAGGCCGGGTACACCGGCCCGATGCGGGAGCTGTCGAAGGAGATCGCGGCCGAGATCTACTTCGAGGACTACATCGAGCAGCCCGGCTTCGTTGCCGTGCTCGAGCACAGCTTGCCGACGGCCGAGGAGCTGGTCGACAGCGGAGTGAACGCCGGCCCGGGCCGCGCGGCCCGCTGGATGCAGGAATCGCTCAACCACCTCAACAATGGCGGCCGGGACTATCCGGACATCGCAATCGATGGCCGGATCGGGGCCGGCACCCGTTCTGCCTATGCCGCCCTGCGCCGCCGGCGGGGTGACCAACTCGCCTGTGTCCTGTTGATCCGGTTGCTCGATGCCAAACAGGCGCAGCACTACATGGATCTGGCGGACCGCAGCGCGAGCTTCGAAGCGTTCATGGTGGGCTGGGTGCGCACCCGGGTGGGCAACGTACCCACTTCGCACTGCCCGGGGAGGCCCAGCTGATGATCACGCCGATCGCCGCCTGGCTGCTCGCCCACTACCCGTCGATGAGCAACGGCACTGCGCGTCACATCGTGAAGATCGCTTTCATGATCATAGCGGTTGCCGCCGTAGTCGGCGGCTTCGCGCTCTGGCTCAACGACCATGACGCCAATGTCGTCGAGACGCACGAGACGAAGGCGAGGCTCGAGCAGGCCACGACCGCCTTGGAGAGCGAACGCCGGGCTACCGGCAACGCGCTCGAGCGCGAGACCGCGCGTGACGCCGCGGCCGAACAATCCACCGAAGCGATGAAGGAAGCCGAGAATGCCGATCCCGAAGCTGCCCGCGCCCCTGCTGGCCCTGTGTCTCGCGCTGCCGCTCGCCGCTTTTCGGTGCGGACCTGAGGAAGTTCGATCGACGCCGGCGCCGGCGCGCTTCGAGCGCGTGGCAATGCCGGTGGCGCCGGCGGGCGAAGCCGATTGCGACGGCGAGCCATGCCTGTCCGATCGCGAAGTGGGCCAGCTGCTCGACGCCGCGGCCGACGCCATCTGCGAAGCCAACGATCGTCTCGCATGGCTGAGCGATTACTACCTCGGCACGAGCCTGGGACCCAGCTGCAAGCCGCAGTAAAGGTGTGTGTCGGCGCGACTGCGCGCGCGAAATTTGGGGGTATCGGCAGGGGTATCATAAGCGGGTGCGAGCCTCGGAAACGGCGGAATTCTGCCATTCCGGGCTGCTAGCGGGGCGGAGGGGTTATCCGCCCCGCCGAATCGCGCCGACCACCCCGCGGTCGTGAGCCATCCGCAGGGCCAGGGCGATTGTAACCAAGCGATCGCCGCTCCTCTCGGTCCCCACCTTCAGAAGCTCTAGCTCGAGCTTCGCAGCCTCTGCGCCGAACTCCTCGAGCAACTCCCGCACGCCATCATGCCCGGGAAATTCCGCGATCGCGGCCTGAACCTGTTCGTTCTTCGACATAGCGAGACTTCCATATGCTCACAAACGCTGCGGCGAAAGCCGCCGGCGCGCGCGATCGCGCCTATAAGCTGCACGATACCGGCGGCCTGTTCCTGCACGTCGCCGCGACAGGCACGAAGACCTGGCGCCAGAAGTACCGCTGGCGCGGCAGGGAGAAGCTACTCGTGCACGGGCGCTTTCCCGAGTTGAACCTCGCCCAGGCCCGCATGCGCATGCTCGAAGCGAAGGAGCGGCTCGGCCGCGGCGTGGATCCCGCTTTAACTTCGGCCACCGAAATTGAGGGCGACGAACTCACGTTCGAGCAGCTCGCTCGGGCCTGGTACCGCCATAACCTGGCGACCTGGTCGCCGGCGCATGCTGCGGACGTGATTGGCAGCCTCGAGCGCGATATCTTCCCGGCGCTCGGCTCGATCGCCGCCGGCGATATCGACCCGCCGCAACTGCTGACTGCCTTGCGTTCAGTCGTTCGGCGGGGCCGCGCAACTACCGCTCAGCGTCTACGGCAGCGGCTGTCCGAAATCTTTCGCTACGGCAAGGCCGAAGGCTTGGTCGCGGCCGACCCGGCGGAGGCGCTTGGCGCCGCGATGCACGATGCTCCTCCGGCGACGCCGCACCCGGCGCTGGCCACGGCGGCCGAATGCCGCGAGCTGCTGCAGAGATGCGAGAGCGTGCCAGCACGGCCGGCCACCCTCTTGGCCTCTCGGTTCCTGGCTTTGACGGCGGTGAGGCTCGATTCGGTTCGGGGTATGCTCTGGCCCGAAGTCGAGGATCTTCTGGGGGATGCTCCGCTGTGGCGCGTGCCGCCGGCGCGCCTGAAGTTAGCCCGGGCGAAGAAGGGTGAGGAGCGCTTCGAGCACCTGGTGCCGCTGGCACCGGCGGCCGTGGCGGTGCTTCGCGAAGCTGCGGCCGTGAACGGGTATGATGCCCATTCTGCGGGTGGACTAGTTTTTCCCGGGCGCAGCGGATCTAGTCCAGTGGCGGAGGGCGCGATCGGCGAGCTCTACCAGCGCGCGGGCTACGCCGGCCGCCATGTGCCTCACGGTTGGCGCGCGAGCTTCTCGACGATCATGAACGAAGAGTTGGGCGAAGACTGGAGCCGCACGATCGATCGCGCCCTGGCGCACAGTCCGAAGGACAAGGTCGAAGCGGCCTATAATCGAGCGCAGCTGCTCGATCGCCGGCGCGAGGTCATGAACCATTGGAGCGAGCTGCTCACCGGCGCTAATTGAGCGGCCCGGCCGGTCTTTCGAGCAGCTGCTCGATCCGACGCACGATCTCCTGGAAGTTCTTGGCGCCCTCGAACTCCGCTTCGGCCAGCAGCTCATCAGCGCGCATGGCCGCGTGAATCGCGGCGTCTTCTCCGTGCCGGCGCACGAAGTCGTTCGCGCAAGCCCACAGCTCCCAGTCTGAAAGCATTGAATTCCCCCGCGCCGAGCGGGGGTTCTCGGGGTGCAACCCGATCACCGACGAGCCTGAACTCGCCACGACACAGCTGGCCAACTGGCCGCCCCGCACCCGCGCAACGGGCGGGGCCTTTGTGAGATGGTTTTACCCATGGAGTCTATCGAGAAAATTCGCCCCGTTTCCCCCGCTACCGGCTACCAGGGCGGCAAACGCAACCTGGCGCGCCGGATCTGCGCCCTGATCGACCGGACGCCCCACGACGGCTATGCCGAGCCGTTCATCGGCATGGGCGGCATCTTCCTGCGGCGTTCGACTCGGCCGCGCGTGGAAGTCATCAATGACATTTCGTCCGACGTCGCCACCTTCTTCCGGGTGCTCCAGGAGCACTACCCCTATTTCCTGGACATGCTGCGGTGGCGCGTGGCGAGCCGGGCCGAGTTCGAGCGCCTGGCGGCTCTGCCGCCCGAGCGATTGACCGACCTGCAGCGCGCGGCACGGTTCCTGTATCTGCAGCGGCTGGCGTTCGGCGGCAAAGTGGTGGGCCGCAGCTTCGGCGTGGACGCCCGCCAGGGCGCGCGCTTTAATATCACCAAGCTCGAGCCAATGTTGGCCGAGATCCACGAGCGGCTCGCCGGGGTGACGATCGAGCAGCTCCCATTCGAGCAGCTGCTCAAGCGGTACGATCGCCCGGGCATGCTGTTCTATCTCGATCCGCCTTACCACGGCTGCGAAGGCGACTACGGCGCCGGCGTATTCGATCGCGCGGATTTCGAACGCCTTGCGGGTTTACTGACCGCCGCGCGCGGCAAATTCATTCTCTCCATCAACGACACGCCCGAGATCCGGGAGACCTTCGCCGCTTTCGCGATCGAAGCCGTCGAAACCACATACACGCTCTCGACAGCGCATGGCGGTTCGAAGCGGGCGGGCGAGCTGATCATCAGCAATTTCGCGCCGGGGACGATCGAAACCTAGGAGGCCGCACCGCAGCCCGTGCCTGGCACGGACCTTGCGGTTCGGCCCCTGCCGAGCCTCTGGCCCCGCGCAAGCGGGGCCGCACGTCGGTGCGACCGGCGGTAGGGGGAGGGGGCTTGTGGGCTTTTCGGCTGGCGGTCCGTGAAGAAAACCAGTGCATGAGGCCGCCAAAAGCGGCCTCATTCCTTATTCCCTTGTTCTGGACGTGGGGTAGATTGTCACCCTGGCAGTCGCTGTATGATCACGAGACGCCCGAAGCATTTCCTCATGTTCCTCGAGGCTTGCTGGATCGTCGCGATACATGTGAGCGGCGCGTTCACTGGCAGTCATAGAGGCTAGTGCCTGCCTCTGGGCGCGCCCGGTGCCGTTTGTGGGCGACAGTGCGCCGGCAAGCCCCGCCACAATTGACGCCGTGCGCCTGGCCAGGAGCGTTCCAACGGGTCCTGATCCTTGTCTCACCTTGGCCGCTGTCTCGCGCAGCTTGTTGCCGAGCTTCTGGCGAAGCTCACGCAGGATCTCGATCGGCAGTCGCGCAAGGTTGATGAAGTATGCGTTGCTGGTCTGCTCGCGCTGGGGAAGCACGCCGGGCGGATTATCTGTCCGCACGGTTCGGCGGGCCCAGTCGACCAGCCCAAGGCCCCTCAACCGATCGAGAGCTCGGTGGGTCGTGCGGATGGATATCCGCGCTCGCTTCGCGATCGTGGCTATTGCAGGATCGCAGCGCCCCGTTTTGTAGTCCATGAACCGGAGCAGCGTCTTGTAGACGTGCAACACGTTCTGGTTGAGCTTATGCTGGCGGCCAATCTCGCGGATGTGATCTGAGTATTTCCAGCTCGCCGCGATGATCTCGTCGACGAACTTGAAGGCATCCGGCTTGTTCTCCGGATCCCAGTAGATCGTGGCGACCTGTGCCTTTGTGTCGTCAACATCGACGCTTTTGCGCCAGGGCCCGCGCGGGTTCTCTCGTGGGGGGGCCGCGGTCATGCCGCACCTCCCGCGCTCAGCCCTTGCGCCGCTTGTCCTTGACCAGCCCCGCCGGCTCCTGCTTGTCCTGCAGCAGCAAGTCCGCCCAGGTCTGCGCGATCTCGCGTCGGCGTGGCATGTACGAGGCGCGGTTGTAGGCCGCCTCGACGTCTCCCTTCACATGCGCGAGCATCAGGTCGATGATCGCGCGGTCGCCCTCTCGCCCGTCCACCGCCGCCAGTTCGTTCATGATCGTGGAGAACGACGCCCTCCAGCCATGCGGCACATGACGTCCGCGGTAGCCAGCGTCGAGGTAGAGTTGGCTCAGCGTCGAATCGCTGATCGGCTGCCGCGGCTTCTCGCCTGGGAAGAGCAGGCTCTCGTGGCGGCTGGCGGCGATCGCCACCTTGACCGTCGCCACCGCCTGACGTGAAAGCGGAACGACGAAGTCGAACGCCGAATCCGCCTTGCGAGCCAAGCTGAGCTTCATCTTGGCCGCAGGGATGCGCCACAGTGGCAGCGCTTCGTCGAGCCCCTCGAACTCCGTTTTCTCCGCCAGCCGCACCACGCCTGGCCGTACGGCCGTTAAAGCCAACAACCGGCTGGCGAGCTTGGTAGACGTCGCGGCTTGCTTCACTCCGTCGATCGCCTCGATCAGCTCGCGGCAGTCCTCGATCTTCAGCAGCGCTGCCCGCCGGCCGCCGCCTGAGGGCGCCAGTGCCTTGCGGATGATCGCCGCGGGGTCGGTTTCTGCCAACCCCTGAGCGATGGCCCACACAAAGACTTCCGACACGTGGCCGCGCACCTCGTGCGCCATCGTGTGGGCCCCGCGAGTCTCGATCCGCCGGATCGCCTCGAGCACCATCGGTGACGTCACCTCGGCGATCGGTGAGCGGCCGAATCGGGGGAAGACGTTCACCTCGAGCCGAGAGAGGACGTGCTCCGCGTAGCGCGGCGACAGCTTGCGCTTCTTCTGGGCATGCCAGCTGCGCGCCACCTGCTCGAAGGTCTGACCCAGCTTCTCGGCCGCTCGCGCTGCCTTGCGCGCGGCGCCTGGATCGATCCCCTGCAGAACCTCGCGCCGCGCCTTGTCGCGTAGCTCGCGCGCTTGCTTCAGCGAGATCAGCGGGTACGCGCCCAGGTTGAGCTTCTTCTCCCGGCCGGCGAAGCGGTACTTCATCCGCCAGGACTTCGTTCCGCTCGGCAGGACCGCTAGATAGAGCCCGCCGCCGTCGAACAGCCGAGCTTCCCGGTCGGCCGGCTTGGCCGTTTGGCAGGCGCGTTCGGTGAGCAGGTTGCTCTTCAAGAAAGGCCCCCAGAGGGGCCCCCGGGAGCAGCGCCCTTCGCTGCTCCACCATGGCCCCAC